CCACCGCCAGAACAGCCAACACTACCGAAAAAGGGCGCTTGACTTCCGAACCAAGCACCTGACAAAAAAAGAGCGCACCCAGTTTTCAGGGTGCGTTAAAACTGTCTTAGGGGACAGCTATTTTGTTAAGTTAGAGTCTAATCACCTTCACGTGGCGCTCCTGGCAGAGCCGCAATAAGTTCTCGGCAACGTTCGTTCCCAGCGGGGTTGATGTACAAGGCTGTTGTTTTCATGGACTTATGTCCCATCATTTCTTGTACAGTTCGGAGGTCTCCACCGGCTCTTAGAAGCATCGTACCGAATGTGTGTCGAAGTTGATGGAGTGTAATCCCCTGCAGCCCCGCCCTTCGAACCAAGGAGTTCCATTTCTCCCGCAAGGTGCTCATCGCACCCGCGTAACCCTCAAATACCCTACCTTCCTTAGTCTCAAACTTCTCTAACAACTCAACCACGTCATCCCGCAGGGGGAGCACCTGTCCTCGGTTGGACTTGAGCTTCTCTGCGGGAATTTCTATTTGCTTTTCGGCTAGGTTGATGTCGCTCCACTCCAGGAGGAGCATCGTCTGCCCGCGCAGTCCCGTCGTTAAGCCCAGCCGCAAGAGTAGGGCCTCATGGTCACACTCGCACGCCTCGAAAAGCGCTACGAGTGCCTCTTCCCTAATGGCCTTACGAACCTGTTCGGGTTCCTTAAGGTGCTTAATCTTGCTAGCTGGGTTAAAGATAGGAAGGTCGTGTATGTCTATGAGCCAGTTGAACATAGCCCGAAGGACGGCAAGTTCGAAGTTGACGGTTCGAGGAGCCTTGCCCTCTCTAAGACGGATGAGCTTGAAGTCCTCAACATCGGCTCTCATGACATCCTCTAGGTAGATTTTGTCCTGAAACCTATCGAGGAAGCTCTGCAGGCCCTTAGAGTACCTGATCACCGTGGCCTTACTCGCCGTTAACCGCATATAATTCAGATACTTACCGGCGTAGTGTCGGAGTGTAATCCGCTTTTCTCTTCGCAACATTCCCTCCTATCTCTTTGCCCTCACTATGTTAGACCCTAGAATCACCAAGATTACGACACTTTCTTTGACTTATTTTCAAGGTGCGTGTCGAGGCGCTTGCCTACATTGTCAATGCCCGCTTGTAAGTGGGGGAGATCGTTCTTCTTCATGTAATCCACCTTTCCCTCAATGCGTCCGAAGCGGATACCTGCCCGCCACGCGAGGCCAAAGAGGGATAGAAGGGTTATAGCTGTCCCGGCGAGGGTCGTAAGAGTTTCTGGTTCTAGTAGAGGGTGAGTCATTTTATTGTCCTTGTCCGTCTAGCTTTAACGTAAGAACTCTAATTGCATTGGTTAAGGTTCGAACGCGCTCCTTGTATAGCATTGAGAGAAGCCTTCGCTTGTGCTCGATGGACAATTTCTTGCTCATAATTACTCGCTCTCGACGAGCCCGAATCTCCGACAACTCCACTCTAATCTCAGCGAGTTTGGGTTGCATACGGTAAAGAAGTCGCTTCTCAGGATCTTTTATAGCGTAGTCGATAGCTACTTCCGGCGTCTCTGCATACTTTTTCTTCTTCCAGTCTGTAGTTTTCTTGACCTCGTTGGCCTTATCTGATACCTCGTAGAAGGCTCGCTCAAGGTCCTGTACAACCTCGTCCATTGTCGAGCCTACGAAGCGCTTGGCGATCCGGCCTACTACAGGAGTCCTAGCTATTGCTTCATCTCCCTCTAGGGGTAGTGGGGAGAAATCCCGGCCCATTGCCAAGTCAGCTACGTCGAGCCCCATCTGTCCCAAACCACCGAGGAAGCTTTCTATTGTGTACTGGATTTTGACAGGAGACTTATTCGTAACGTTCCCTAGCCACTTTGCAAATTCGCTAGTTGTATAGGTGTAACGTTCCCTAGCCTCTATGCCTTCCATAGCACGAGATTCGATAGGAGCGCCACCTCGGAAGCCGCTTATATTGCCACCTACTTCTATAATGGTCCGAGGGAGAGGATTCAGGCTGCTCAGTGCGCCGTAGCCTAATCCTGGTCCTATTCCGTGCTTCTCCAAATCAAACTGCCCTGGGATTAGGTCAGAGATAGCCCTTAGCGCGAGTTTTCCTTTCTGCATTTGCCCCTTGCTGTGTTGTACAAGTCCTTCTTGAATAGGGTTAACTAGCATTCGAACGACGTGGGGCTTAGGGATCTTAAAGTAGCGATTTCGAGTGGCTCCTGCGCTAGTTGGCTTTCTTGAGTTACGGAGGATAACCCAGTTGTGATCACGCTCTGTTTGAGAGACACGATATATCTCAGGGTTTCCCTCGTCGTCTAGGAATTGCATGTTCCATTTGTGAAGGGTTAGGGCTAGAGCCGTTACGGTAGTCATCATGGTTCCCAAGAGTTTTGGGTTAGTAGCAAGGCGAGAGATATTCCCCACCGTTCCTTGAATATTAGCGTTGAAGAACATCCAGAGGAGGTTTAATTCTCGGGAGTAAGCACCTCCGCTTGCGAAGTCTGGAGAACCTCCAAACCGCCGTGTTTCGAAGGCGGCCTCTTTGACTCCTACACCCTTCGCTCGAAGTTCTCGGTAGGTTGTCATTTTAGTCGCCTCTTCAAAGGCGCTGTTGAGTTTTTCTATCTTATCTATAGTGAAGGAGAGAGGACGGAATGGAGCACGAATTGCTCTACTAAAGGGATCTCGGGGAGCCACTTTCTCTATCCCTCCAAATAGAAACGTCTTTGGAGTAATGTTTCTTTGAAGTGTGGAGTAGGCTGCACGGCTTTCGAGGAACTCAAGGTACCGTTCATTCTTTATAACTACGCTAAAAAATGCTTCAGACCAGTCTTTAGCGAGGAGAGCTACATCTTTAGGGTTTCGGACTCGGGCTTCGGAGATCATCGCCATCCGCTGTACGTCTCGTGCTACGTTCGGGATAGCAAACGCGAGGTTAGCTTGAGTTGCGCCCAGTTGAAACCAGCGCTTAGGAATTTTAAGAAGGGTGTCTGCGATGAACCCAACATCCGTCGCATTGAGTTCATTTAGTGCCTGTGCTAGACTCTTAGGAACCGCGAAGCTTCTGACCCTACCGTTCTCGAAGTAGGAGATTTGGCCCATATTGGGTGGGGGTTGTTCCCTGAATTTTAATTCACGGACATCTCGACCGAAACCTTCGGGATCAATATCTCGAAGTTGGATAAGACGTTTAGCTGCACGATTTCGACCCGCTTCTCGAATTGTCTCAATGTGCTGTAAGAGGGATGTCTCTAGTGGGTCAAGATTCTCCAATGCAGATCCTTTAAACGCCCGGAGGATCTTTTGCTGACGTAACTGTAAGTTGGTATCGCCGAAGTGCCCTGCCTCCTTAGCCTTCTCTATGATTCGCCAAAGTGGAACGTACTCTTTACCAAGAGCGATACCCGTTGCGTGTGCCTCGTTACTGATAATTCCTTCTCTGTGGGCCAAGTCCCACGCCTTTCGGTTTAGCGCCCAGACAGCGTCAGCTGCCTTCTTGACCTCTGCGAACTGCTGTTTACTTAGGTTGCCCTCAATATCCTTCAGCTCTTTCGAAATCGTCATGAGGTCGTACTTCTTGGGGACGACTTCGCGCTTCTTTAGCATGGTGCCGAATTCTTTGGCTTGACGACGATACCTTGCTGCCTCCTTTCGGAATCTACCAAGTTTAGCTGCACCCTGTTTAACTGTAATCTCTCCCTCAGTAACTTGTCGCGCAACTTCGTCGTAGTTCCCCTTAGCTTCGGTTGCCAGACGAAGAGCTTCGGTACGCTTTCGCACGATGTTCGCAATCCCTCGGCGGTAGGCAAATAGATCAAGATATTGAGTGAAGTAGTCTCCGAGGCCCAACCGATTGACAACAGTTGCAGCGTTTCCATAACGAATTGCCGCCGCTTCCATAGGTCCGCCCTCTCCACCAAAGACGAGGCGGGCTTCGAGGTAGGCGGCTTCGGTCTCTGGATCGAGCTTGCGACCGATGGACTTCTCTATTGCCCTCTCTGCTATTCGTATGTTGATGAAACGGTCGTAGAATCGGCGGACGAACGCTCTAGGAAGCATCGCCAGCCGCTCTGAGAAGCGGGCGGTAGGCCCCTTAGCGTCCTTCCGGGCCTGGAGGATTTCTTGGTAGCGCTTGGAGACTACTGGGAGTTGCCGGTTTTGGAGTCTTGAGACGGCTTCCTTGATCTTCTCCCCGAGGTTCAGCTTACCACGGATGGTTGGCCCGAACCCTCCCATGAGGCGTTGGCCCTTGAGAACAGAGCGCTTCATTTCGGGGGTGATGTCTATGGCATGGACGGGGCGGGTATCCGGAAAGTTTGGTTCAGGCGGGACAGGGATTCTGATAGTCCGAACTCTAGCTCCCCACTTCTTCCCATACTTGTTCAAGTAGTTCGGGATGATGTTGTCGTAGAGTGCTCGAAGAGACTTACCTCCTACTTCGATGCCTTTTACGTCGAGTTCTCGCCAGCCGGAACTTGCAATAGGAAGACCTTCAGCTTCAAGACCGCGAATAGGCGCTCCCTTTTTCTGTGTGATCGCTTCTGCGATTTCCTTTCCGAAGGTAGGTGCGAGATCTTCTTTAGCAAACGTGTGGTCTAGATTGGGTATAGGATTCCCTTTCAAGTCCATCGGAGTGATCTTGTATTGTCCCGGTTTGAGAGGATTCTCTTTGTACTCAATAGTGGACAGGACCTTAGCGAGATCGTACCTCGCTACTTGCTGCTTCCCAGTAGTCCAAGCCAACTTGTCGAAGCCCTTCTCTGCTGCGTAGCGGAGCATGCGCTTGAGGGAGAGTTCGTGCCAGTCTTTTAGGAAGGGGGTTGGAGGAGCATCTACAGCAATACCGGGCCGCCGTTCTGCTTGTGCCCAATCACTCTGCATCTCCTCAACAAACAACACCCGCTTTCCCTGAACGTCCACCCGCTCATTGAAGCGGATGTGGGCTAGAATGTTGGACTCGCCCTCGAAGTGGCCTCCTCGGAAGTCGCCACCCATATCCACAAGATCTTCAGCCGTCTCGAAGCGTTCTATTAACCTCCCATAGGTAGTGAGATCCTCTGGAGAAAGGAGCCTTTTTATTGTAGGGTTGTCAAGAATTTCTAAATCTTGAGCCTGGAATATTCTACGTCCTTCGGGATATTTCTCTCTGAGAATGTGTTCGAACTGCGTAAGTTCCCTACCAGCCGCTCTTGCCGCTTCCGCAGCCACCGCTCCCTGTGGCTCTCTCTCAGGAAGCTTCAGCAACAGCTCCTTGTAGTTTTCGCCTCCGGGGAGTTGGTACTTGGAATACTCAGGGTCTCTTCCTACTTTGGCCGACTCAATAGTACGGGCCAGCTGTGCTTCAGCTGCTTTCTTAGCGAGTAATGCGGCATGCCCAAAGCTTTGTGCTTTCTTGCCGACCAAGCCTATTAACGCATCTCCCGGTCCAGTTCCCGCTTTATAGCTAAGCCCTTCTTCAACAATTTCAAAAGCCTCATCAGTAGGTTCTCCGCGTTCACGTAGTTCTTCTCTCACCGCGCGAATCAACTCGTTTGATATAGCACGATATTTGGTGGAAGTTTGGTCGGAATAGGTTGTTTGCTCCCGAATTACCGTACTAAATCTAGGCTCTAACTTTCGCTGCCCTAGTTCGACCTCCTCAATGGTAATCTGATTCTTCCTGAGCGTATCCAGAACCTCTTGCTTGGTAACAGGACGCTTCTCCTTCCTAGCTAGCGCTAGGAGGTCGTCTAAGCCACTCCACTTGGCCTCAGCGAGCGTAACTCCCGCCTTGCGGACCAAGGCCCCTATCTGCTCAGGAGCAGCCCTGTTGGGCATCCTAGCCTCTACTACTCGCTCTAGGTGGCTATAGAAGGTCGGCCCCTTCGTAGCTAGCTCAGCTACGCGGTCCTGGAACGCCTTGAGCTTAGCCTTCTTCTCCTCTACAGCAGCAGCTCGCTTGTTGATGAACTCCTTGATGCGCTGAGGGAGCATCTCTCCGAGGGTGATAAATCCCCCCTCCCTACGTCGTTGTCCTGGCTTCTTAGCTGCGGCGAACTTCGCGTGCTCTAGCGCCCTCGGATCCTGCTGTGCCTTTAGTTCTACGTATCTGGCAAGCGCCGCTCGGAAATTGTCAGTCCAAAACTCAACTGAGACATCCATGGGAAGGGCAGCTTGAATCTCCTTTACTGCCTTCCCGAAGCCGAGTCGCTCCATCTTCTTGACGAGAGCATCAATCCGCTTAGTACCCAGCTCCGCTCTTGAGGGCATTGGGAGCTTGATGTCAGTTACGGGCGCTTCCTCGGGCGGAATCTCTATTGGGGCTACGGCCTTCTTACGCTTAGCCTCAAGGATAGCGTTGCGGAGGTTCTGCTCGTGCTTGCCCAGGCGAGTCCCAATATCCTCTGCCTTATCAAATTGCTTCGCTACGCCACGAACCTGTTCAAGAGCTTCGGGGCCCGCCACTTCTGCCAACTCATCTTCCATTCCCTTGATGACTCGGAGGTACTCGTCTTGGATTTCCGCTCGACCCCGTACTGCAACCTTCTCTTCAGCAACCGTGCCTACTGTGAACTCTTCTTCGGGTCCACGGATACCTACCTCTCGCTTCTGTTGCCTCTCGGCCTTGCGTCGGGCGTTCGCTACTTCATTCCTAACGAATCCCCAAAACCAAGTAGTCACCTTGCCCTTGCCCTTGAAAGTCTTGGCCTTTAGCATCGCCTTACTAACAGCGAGTTCTGCAATTCCCTCGTCGATCAGGTAGTCTGATACCTTCTTCGTATAGGACTTGCGGATGACTGCCTTTGCGTAGGATAGGAACTTCTTATGAAGCGGCCCTGCGATAGTCTCATTCTTGACCTTCTCGGAAATAGCGGGGTTGCGCCACCTTGCGAAGTCTGCAGCGAGTGCTTCACTAAGCTTTCGAGTTTCCGCCTCCCTAGCCTGAGCTTGCTTACTCTTCGCCGGGACAACTTTCGCAGCTTTCCGTGGGACGAATTCATTGGGGCTTGGGATGTCGCTGACTTGGGTTACTTCTCCTGTAGTAGGAAGTCGGGCGGGCATGGCCCCGCGAGCCTCACGAACCTCTCGGGCGTTGATGTCTGGTGCAACGGTTCCGCGCCGGGAGACAAGTCCTAACGTCCCCGCTCTTCGCTGCTCCATCATCTCTTGGACTTCACTTATCCAACGGTCGATTACCTTACGCTCACCGGGCGTGGGTAGCCGCTTCTGTGCTGCCTTTAGGCGATGGAGTTCGGCCTGCATCTTTTGAATGGTAGGGGTAGTTGTAGGGAAGGAGGGAGGAGTAAGATCGATTTTAGGGGGAGTTAGATCGACGGCTGGCGGCTTCTCTTCTGGTGGTGCTTTCGGGACAGACACCTGACTAATGTCAATAGGGGTAGGTATCTTAACCCCCTCTCGGCTTGCCGCTTCCATAGCGCGAATCGCAGGAGCAGGCACGACTTGTGGAGGAGGAATTCCAGCTTGCTCGGCCTTAAGTTCTGCCTCAAGCTGCGCCTTGGTTCTCGGCACATCGGGCCGCTCTACCTTATAACGCTCCCAAGCCGCTTTAATTCCCAACTCTCCTGCACGGGGATGAAACGCACCTCTACCGGCTAAGGTTGCAAAAGTGGCAGTAGTTGTCGCATTCGCTAATGACTGACCAAATTCTCTAGATGCTAAGGGGTTTCTACCAGCATCTATCTCCCGTCTGTAAATCTCATAAGAGTGTCCCAACTCTTTAGAGGTTGAATCAATCATAGATGCGGAAAGTCCCGCTAGACCGAATTTTGTTATTGCAGCTGGAATCCCCAGCGTTGGAGCAACGATCAAGGCTCCGATTAGTCCTGCGTTCGTCAATGTTGTCAAACCCGCAAACACGTCCCCCCCGACTTGGGCGGTGTCGAAAACAGTGTTAAGAAACGCTTCTAAATGAGGATGTTGATTTCCGGGCAAGATAATCATATCCTCCTCTGCATTGTAGAAAGGCACCTTGGCCCGCATATCTCGAACGAACTTCCCTGCGGGGATGGCTGGAGTTTCAAATGCCTTCTGGAAACCTTTGCGTACTTTCTCAATCTCTCCTGGAGGTCCGAAGCGTGGCCCACCAACGGTAACAGGCACACGTCCAGCCTGCCTGATTTCAGGGAAGCCAGGGAGTCGGGTAGGTATAAGGGATGGTTTGGTTGTGGGTGCGCCCGGTTGGGCAGGTGGGCCGCTTGGGGGAGCGGGAGGGGGGATGGTAGTAGGTTGGGGGACGGGACGGAACTTCATATCCCAGAGATCCGCCTTACTCTCCTGTGGGATACCTAAATCTTTAAATGCTTTTTGAAAGTCTTCAGATGTCTTAGACGCATTATATGCATCCCAAGCTTGCGCCTTCAGCTCACGAGGAATCGCGAGTTTTTCTAAGTAATCTTGTAGGGGCTCCTGGGGCACGGATAACCTTACCTCGGTTGATCGGGTCTAAACGGATTTCCTCCGCCACCTGTACTTGGTCGTTGGAACTTAAAGTCCTCCCACGACAGGGTTCCTCCCATCCTTAGATGGACAAAATAATTCGCGCGGAGCTCTCTAAGCCGTTCAAGAGCCTCTGCCCGGTCCCCTTCATTTGCTTCGGGATTCTCCATCATATAGTCGAAGTCATCCATCTTTTCGAGAATTCCGACTTCCTTGTTGGCTAAACCCTGCTCAGTCCGAAGGAGTTCGTTACGGTCTCTGATTGGGCCTGTGATGATTTCTCGGCCTCGGGCACCCTCAAGTCCAGAGACATACGCACCTTGACCACGAAGCTGGGCTCGATAAGCTGCCTCTTCGGTCGTGTTCATAGGGCCGCGAGGAGGAGTCTCTGCCGCACGTTCCGCATTCCTTTTCGCTATGAAACGTTCTATGTCTGTCCCGGCGGATGTCGTAGGAGGTTTGCCAGGAATACCCGGAACTTGCTGTCCTTCACCTTCTGGTGTTACCCCAAAAACACCACCGGGTCGCTCGAAGTATTTGACAAAGGGGTCTTCGTCCTCTGGAACGTCAGGGCGACCGAGTTTCTCAGCTCGCGCAATATCCAACCCTATTCCAGACTCTAGCTTCTGCATCTCCAATCCCTGCTTCATCATCCCCAGCGGGGCAAGAATCTTCTGCATCTGCTTGTTCTTCTTGAATCCAGGGATGCCGAGGACAGCTTGCGCGACGTTGGAGATAGCCTCTCCGGGGGTGGAACTGGGCTTAGTCAAGGCGGCACCAAGAACAGCTCCCTCGACCATCGAGGCGATTCGTGGGTGCTTCTTTGAGAAGCGTTTCGGGAAGAGCAGGTTATCTGAGCCTTCGATGTCATTCATCCTGGTTGCTTGATCGAAGAGGGGAGCGAGCATTTCCATTAGGTCTCTGGGCATTGTTATCCTCTAAAACCGGGGTAAGGTGGAGCGGGTTGTCCGCCGAAACCTCCGGGCCAACTTGCAGGGTTAGAGGTCATTTGACCGGTACCTGTGAATCCACCACCAACTGCGCCACTAGCACCGCCAGTAGCGTAATTGGCGGCTGCTCCGATAGCCGCCCCAGCGACCTGCGGTAGCCACGTTCCGAGGCCGGAAGTTGTAGTTGTTCCGCTTCCACTTTGCACGCTACTTGTCTTGGTGCCAGTCTGAAGTGGCCGGAAACTTTGTGCGTCTCTGCGTGCGCGCTCACGGGCCTGCTGTGCGTAGAGCAAAGAATTGGTAAAGCTTCCTTGTTTGAACGCACTTACAGCACGTTGATTGGAAGCTAGTATGGATTGCTGCATGGCATTCTGAGCATTTCCAGAGAATCCACCTGCTAATTGATTCTGAAAGAGATTTTGGTTCATGCTCTGGCCGAGTCGTCCTGCTTGCTGGTTGCTTTGTTGGATAAGTTGATTGAAGTATGTCGCCTGTAAGGGATCCTTCATGTATTCCTTGAGAAGGTTGGCCACTAACGGCTGAAGACCTTTGTAAGCTTGAAAGGAGGCCGGATCGTACTGAATACTCTGTGAACCGCTAGTTAAGACATTAGTTTTTGTTTCTTGTTTAGTTGACATCTATAGTACCTTCTTAAAGCGCCGCTCGGGGCCTTTGGATATTGTCTCCGCCCCCCACTTTTCTGCTGTCGTTCGCCACTCCGCATCCTCCTCAAGTATGTTGAAGTAATACTCTGGAACTCCCATCATTCGTAAGGCAGTTTCAATTCCAAATAGGAACATCATCTTCTTCTGCTTCGGGGTTTTTTCTTCAAAGATAACTGGGTCTACCTCAGTGACGGTCTTGATAACTGCGAACTCTGTAGTAGCGCCGGGGAAGGCAACTACGGTAGAGGCGTTGTTGAGATTCGCGCCGTCCTTGATATTCTCAATCTCTTCTGGAGTTGCTAGTCGGATTGCTGGAATCAAACAGTGCTCCCTTTAACTGACCTGTTTTAACGTTTCTTTTAATTCTTCTCGCCAAGCGGCTTCGTCTGCTACTTGTTGACGTGCGGTATCTAAATCCTGTTGTAATTGTGATAAAGTGATTGGAAGCCGCGATCCGTCAACCGCGCCGAAGGTCACAGTCTTCTTAACTGACACGCTCCCGATAATTGCTTCTAGTAGCTTGAATGGCGGTGCGCTAGTTGTTATTCCATCTGTATCCGTAACTTGTACTGCTTTGCCGCGCACTGTGATTGTCATCGTCGGCATTAACTTACTCCCTCTATCCAAACCTCATAAATTCTTCCGTCAAGACTCCCTGAAGTGGCGGTTGGGCCAACACGGAGCCTCAGCCGGACTGTGATTTGAGAAGTATTTGTGCTTAGTGGCAAAGTAACTGAATCGGTTTGTAAACTGCGAGTTGTTCCGGCACTAAGTGTATATATATCGGTATCTGAGGTGCCGTCATTCCAAATCAACCGGGCGATGCCACCGCCGGTGTTGATCGAATTCGTTTGAACTTCATTTCTAACTTTTAATGTTAAAGATTTCCATGAAAGGAAGGCAGAGGGAAAATCTAAAACCTCGACAGTTGCCTCATTAGTCCCTGAGTCGCCGTTTAGCCCTTGGGTTGTACTCGTGGAGGTATCCCCGTCTCTGGCATTAGTCGAATTACTAACGGACCCATTCCCCACTGTGGTTGGGGTATCAGTTGCCGGACTCAGCCTAAGAGACTGCCCAAATTGTGCTCCTACTCCACCGTCATCATTCCCTATTGTGTCTCCGCCCCCATTTGGAGGAGTAAGAATGGAGCCGACAAAGAATCGATCATCGTCATTAAGCGCAGTTTCTTTGATGGTTGCGGCGTTAAAGGTTACAGATCCTCCTGCCAAAGTTGCATCGTCGTAGTAAATGTAGTGCAGAGTAGCAAATGATAGACTGGTAACACTACCAGAATTGATACTGACATCGGTAGCACCCACTCTCATTGTGAAAGCGGCTATGCTAACTGTTGCGGTAGCTCCAGCATCGGTCGCCGTCAGCGGGTTACTCGTTGGGCGGTAACTACCATGACCAGGACCTAGATTTTCTAGACTAGTAATGTCGGCATTATCTTCAGGTTTTGTAGCTCCATCTACATCAGCGAAGTCTACGCCCGTCCCCGAATTACTCGCGGAGGAACTTTGTGTGCTCTCTTGATTCGCTGTGTTTAACGCCGTAACCCAGTAGAAAAAAGTTGTGCCACGTCCGGCTGTCTTATCAAAGTAGCCAGGATTGCCTGTTTTTGTCACGCCTACGTTGGCTATAGCACTAGAACTCCCAAAAATATCTGCCGTGTGGCGGTGTACGTTGTAACCAGCAAGGTTTGTTTCAGTGCCAAGGGTCCAACTGAGCTGCACTCCTAACTCTTCTTGATTTGCGCCGAGTCCACTCGGGGCGGTGGGGGCGCTAGCATTCCCGTCCAGAACACCTGTCTGATTTGGGGCCAAACTCCAATCTTCTCGCGTTCCTCCAAGTGTGTTCTTTGCAATGAAGTAGAAAGTAACCGTTTCTCCGGTTCGTTGAAGTTGAACATTAAAGCTAGCTGATCCTCCTGCCGCACCAGCAAAGTTATGTTCCGCTACTTTGACGAGTTCTGCTGACCCTCGATAATCTTCAGCGACTAAAAAAACTCCAGCAAAATTCCCGAGAGGACTTGGTGCGGTGTATGTAGCAGTAACCTCACTCCACACAACTCCGTCAACAGTGAATCCACTCTCCGAAATTGAAGGACTTGTTATCTCCGCCGGGACACCAACATCCGTAGCGCTTTCGTCTGCGGTAGTTTGGGCGGCGGCGGCAGCTTCTCGGCTTTGTTCTATTCTTTGCCGAAGCTCCTCTTCGTGATTTTCAATTCCATCTGCCCATTCGTTAAGTACGCCTACCTTTGTATCCTCGAACTTCGACAGTCTTAAAGGCATCTAGAACCTGTGTAATGGAGTGAAATCTAACGCAAAGTAATTTAGGAGTGGGTCTCCAACGGCAGTTGATATAAAGGTGAACCGATAGAACTTGTCTTTCGTGACCTTGCCTGCTAGATAGACCTTGAAATCACCAAGAGGGCTGGTAACTAAGCTCGCACCTGAGACTACCGTGGTCGGAGAAGCGAATTCCGCTTGAGTTGATGCACTTTCGACTGTTACGGTCATGGTGCTGTCCCCGGTTAAGACTTCCAGTTCATTAAGCAGCTTACGTGCTGTAGGATCACTTAATGCCAACCAAGGGGTTCTAATAGTTGCGGTAAAATCTACTGGTGTATCTGCTACTCGATCTTTAGTGTCTGTAGAGCGGAAGTGGTATTTTTTTCCGTTAGTTCCCGCTGTCCACAGCCATTGTGGAGTTCCACTTGAGTTGATATTGTGTAGCATAGCCGTTACCTTGTCGGTAGGTTGCCAGACATACCACGTCTGATTCCGGAGATCATAGACGCATAAGGTTTCGGGCTCTGTATTCGCGCCGGTAGGTATGGCTAGAACATAAAAATCGTATGGCCCTTCTGCATAGAAAGTAGCATGTGCTTTTGAAGCCTGAGAATCGTTGATCGAATCAAGCACATCTTGAATTGGCGTCCCGATGTCTTTATAGGTGTTGAAGTCGCTATAGACAACACGATGGTCGGGAGCTAACCAAATCACTCCAGCAGGGGTTCCCTCCCTAAATACGGATCGCCATACTTCTTGATTCAGAACGCCGACTTCGTTGAACTTGATTTCAGGCTTTGAGAAATTTTGTGGGCTATCTCCCAAAATTACTCGAACGTGCCGCTCCGTGCCGACATAGAGTGAGGAACCATTAGATAGGAGCCCCGATATGGACTCAGCACCCTCGGAAATATCCAATTGGAAGGTTGCAGGCCACGCCTCCTCATAGCGTCCTGTAATTGTCCCGGTTGAGGTTGTAAGCTCTCCAATGCTCTTAGAAACGTTGATAAACTGGCCGTTAGCCATGACCAACCGTCCCCGATGTTTTATGACGTGTGTGCCATCTGGCGGAGGATCGTTATCCGCTACTCCATGCTCTACTCCGAAGCTGTCGGTTTCTAAAAAGACGTTGTTTGCTAGCAGAGCAAGTTCTGTGACGTTGTCTGTGAGAGTTGTCTGCGCGTTGGGTATATCACCCAAGAAGTAGAGAATGGTTTGGTTGCCTCCGTCCGCCGTCGCTAGAATAATCTTCCTATCTACTTGCGAGTCACCCGAAACCTCGATATTGCTCAGAGGAATGTCCTGTGCTGTGATAGGCCCGGTGGTCGCGCTAACTGGGTTCAATCCGCTGTGGTGCCCTGTAGTTGCATTCTTGAAGACGACAAAGTAGTTGCGGCCACTTACTAGCGTGACTGCCCCACCAACAGGTGCTCCGACTGAGATTGCTGTGGTAGGAGCGGTTATACCCCACTTGGTAAGCCCCCCGCTATCCGAGCCGTCCCATTTTTGAGCGTCTGCTGCTACTTCGTCAAGAAAATAGCCAAAGTCTCTGGATGCGACCATTCTAGGACTGACTGCACTAGCAGAGGGAGTAAAGAGGTTCTGGATGAAGGTTCCATCTTCTTGATAAACTGCAACTCGATTATTAATTCCTCCTGACCCAGAAGCATCTCCAGCGGTGTATACTATACGCCGAGTCCCGTTTGCATCATCTTGGTACTCAAACGCTCGTCGTGCTATGAGTAGGTTCGATGCGTTACCCCAGAGAGTATAGCCCCATCGCCTACGAAGCACGCCCTCCGAGGCGGGAGGATGTACATTCGTCAACAGCTCAAAACTGTCGGGGTTTTGTGAAGGCGGATCGACGAAACTATCCTGATATGCGCCATTAAAGGACTGTCGGAGCCACTGGAAGGACGCTTGACTTTGAATAAGTCGAGACTCAGGCATTAGGACCCAGGGAGAAGAGAGAAGTCAAAGCTCTCAATCGAAGGTAGCATGTTACCCAATGTAGCCGAATCAGGCCGAACATAATCTGCGCCTCTTGGAAAGAGGTGCTTGTTGTGGATCATTTGGCGGATACCGGCAGAGAAGGTGCTAAACCACTCTCCAGCATCTTCCTTCCTTTTTAGGTACTGAGAAGCTAGGTAGTTGACTCCTGCAATAACTATATCTTTGTAGCGGTCCGGGATTTGGAGAACGTCTGCAACCAGTGCGAGTTGCTTCGGACTTTCGTAGTACCGGAACTCGATGACGTATCCGCCAAGAGTTGACAAACTGTTAGTTGTTGGAAGCGCGGCCCCGGAGATTAATCCTGTATCTGGTTCTTGCCAATCCCCTGTGATATCAAGAGGAGAAGGTGTTTGCTTGGTTTCTGAGCCCTCAGTTTCAGAGGCATAAACATTGAAGCGGTCGTAGCTTATGCTTTTATCGTTAGTCGTGATTCCAGGTTGCGGTGCCTTCACTAATGCAACGTCGCTTGCGGCAAACAGCCTCGTAGCTGCAGGAACCGAAGGCGTCGATTCATTTCCCTCTGTATCTACAAAAGTTGTCTTAACGAAATAGGTTCGTTGTGAAAGTGCTCCAGAGGTCACGGACTCAAGTATGGGGGTGGGAGGCTCTGGCTGAAAACTATTCTGGTTGTCTGGTGCAGGGTAAAGATTGATAACGTCTGGTGTGTCGGGATCGTGCCTCCACAAAGCAAGTCGAGCTGGCCTAGAAGTTGCGTCTCGCAAAGAGAGAGTTGTAATAAGTGGAGATTCAGTTACTCTCAAGAGAGAGCGAAAATTTGAGCGATCAAAAACGCTTCCCTGTTTTATGACATCTAAATCCGTAAGATTAAGTCCAGTATCTACTGTCCCTGCTGGATTGGAGCCAGCCGCACCCAACCAGTAATCAGTTTGCTCTCTAAGAGTAATAAAACGCTTGACAGGGGCGAGGAGGAATTGCCAACGTGAGGCTCGAAGGAGTGTTTGGTTGATTCGGTTGGTGTAGTCAATTAGGATTGCATCATCGGCAGGAGAAGTCAGGATGTTTCGTATATCTTGCGCGACTCCGTCTAGGATATTCTGGACTGTAGTAGTGGCTGCCATTTACTTTCCGTTCATGTACTTCGCTAGCTTCTCTTTACCACGACTCCAAACTGCCAAGCCCGTAGCTGCACCAAGCATGGTGATTGTTTGAGTGTCCATGAGGATTGGTTTGAATTCGGGGAACCAAGGTAGGAGAATGAAATTGTTGATCACGTACCCAGCTAAACTGTAACCTAAGAGGGGTCGCCAGCCTTTCTGTAGCCAGTTTCCCTCCTTAAGCTCCATACGAATAGTTGCATTTACCTCTGCAATGCGCTTCGCATCTGCGTTAGCTTGAACAACTGCGAGTTCCTGCTTATTTGCCTCCCTCAGCCGGGACAACTCAGCCTTTGTCTCGGGAGACATCCCCTTACCCTCAAGCAAGTTGAATGCTTTGTCTAAAACTCCGACGCCTGGAACTCCCGCAACACCTGCAACATTTAGTGCAAATTTGCCAAGCTTCCCGAATAGATTCTTAGCTCCCATTATGCTATCCTCTTAATAACGTGTGTATAGCCTGTCGCTCCGTGCGTCGCCCCTACCATCTTGCGCCTACGCGCAGTAGGGGAGATTTGAATGTGAATGCAGTCGTCCCACTCGTGGCGCTCTTCTCGGCCTCTTTCGAGGATGACAGTGTCAAATGGGATGTTGGAGTCGAAAGCTAGCCAGTTGAAAGCCTCTTTGAGAGGTCCCTCCATCTGAATGTCCACTGCACAACGACCATCCTCAGCCATGTGTGCGCTCTTGGGCGCTCCGCCTACAAGCGCGTTCAATTCCGGGCCTCGATAGCCACTTGTAACCTTGATAGGTTTGCCTGAGAACGCAGCCCGTAAGGGCTCAAGCACGAAGATACACAACCACCTCAGCCGCTCAACAACCGCAGGGGCGGGCCTATTCTCCACGCCCCGACTGTTCCGAGTGAACTCTTCGAGATTGAAATGTGGTGATAGTTTAGCCAACAGGCACTTCGTACTTGCTACCGAGTTGCTTCTTAATCGCTGAGTTGTCTGCGAGATCCTGAAGTGCTTTCTTATCGATCCTCGGCGAGAGGATCCGGCGAGTCTGATAGTCATTCACCTTAATTATCCTCCGAATCTCTTCAGCGATAATGGGGGGAACGAAATACTTCTTACCGGCGTAAAAGCGGTCTCGATTGATCGCAACAGATGGATACTCAAAGTCTAGAACATCTTTCTCCGGGATCTCGACGTACTCCCAATTTGACTTATCCTTAAGCTGTTCTTTTAGTATGTTAACTTCTCCTGCTTCTGGCATGTTTCTCCCTTGTGAGGATTAAGCTCGTCTTGTGGACGGAGGCGGTAGGTCGCCTAGCCTTCTGGATTGAATGAACCCTGGGGGATACTGTCAACGCCCGCTTGGAAGCGCGCATTTGGTCCCTGTGCAGGGTCAAACGGAGTCGGACTAGAGGTTGCCGGTTCTGGCGCTTCGTGAACGAACTCGAAGGTCAGTTGCGGGTTTCTGTCGTCCGCTCCCTGGTAATCGGTGTAGGGGATTGCTTTCATTTTTACTCCTAGTAGAATTCTCCGTGGTATTTCTTTAGCAAAGCAACGTCCTTCTTGTAAGAGGCGTCGCGGTCGCTGCCGGAGAAAGTGTTGATGGTTCCGTGCCAACGGTGCTTGATAACGGTTCTGAGGTCTACCGCTAAGCGGAAGCCCAGCTTTCTAGCACGAAAGCAGTAGTCTTGATCCCATCCTGAAAAATACTCTTCTGAGAAGTAGCCCACCTTCTCTAAACAGTCTCGTGAGAACATAGCGCAGTATGGGAAAATCATTGGAACGTCAAACAATTCGCCGTTCTTGGGCGCGCCTGCCGACCTTGCTAGCTGCCAGCCCCCTCCGTTGTCCACACAGGATGCGGCAATACCCACCCTCTCTTTATCGAAGAGCCTTCGCATACCTTCCAGCCATGCCGGTACAACTTCTGTATCGTCGTTTAGAATGACGACGTAGGGTGCGGTACTGTAGGCTAAGAGAATGTTGTGTCCCTTAGCTGGACCGAGATTCTTGTCAACCTCTAGTGCGATATGGGGCATTCCTTGAAGTGCTGCCTTGGCTGCACACTTCAGTTCGTAGGGTGCCCCGTTACTCAGCCAAATGATTCTATAAGACTGGCTGTTCCTTTTTACAGATTCTAGGCACTTAATTATGTCTTCTATCGGCCCTGCTGTGGGGATCAGGATGTCGTAAGTCGGCATACCCTCTCTTTTATGTTCTTCGTTGAAGCCCGCTTTGAATAAGGAAAGTAAACCAGCTCAATTCCGTTGTCCACAAGGAAGGCGTCTGTTAGGCCCATCTGCCTCTTCAAACTCTCCCCCTTCCAGTCGTCGCCGTGGATGATATGGGTTGGGGCGACACGAAGTATGGCTAGAGTCGAATCTTCACAGCCATCATTCACCTCCACCATATCCACATACCGACAAGCAGCCATTACTGCTGCCCTCTCCGATAACTCCATAATAGGTCGCTCGCCCTTGTACCTCTCGCAGAACTCATCGGTGTTCAACGCTACAACTACTTCATCAAACTCAGATTTGGCACGTGAGAGCAAGAACACATGGCCTATGTGGAAGAGGTCGAAAGTGCCCCCGATGTAGGCTCTAGTCATTTACAATCTCCGGAATATAACACGTTTCCTGGCCCCCTGCATCCAGGTGCTCGAAGTAGACCTTCTGCAATTGCCCTACCTCATAGCCCCCATTCTTAACAGCCTGACAGTAATCCCAATCGTTCTGTCGGTTGTACTTGTGGTCTACAACTACTGGCACGCGGAAGGGAGAGGTCCGACAGCCCTTTCTGATAAGTAGAAAGCCTCCAACTCCCTGTACTGCCCGCACTTCGTTGTCTTGAAATCCATGAGAATATGCGTAATCGCAACTCTCTTTCCGCAGCCCTAGAATGCCGAACTGTGGATGTCCCTGCATTGCATCCGTGGATGCCCGCAACCAGTTCTCGGTCTTGGGTATGCAGTCGTCGTCAACTAGAAAGTAGTATTCGCTGGTAGCGAGGGTCTCCGCTAGGAGATACCGCCTGTGTGTGCTGCCCGCGCGGGGGTGAGGCACGAGGTTGAGGCCCAACTCCCTGAAATGTGCGAGTTGTCCCGGCGTGGAACCCGCATCCATCAGTGTTAGTCTCAACCCCGGCTCTTCCCTTAATCTCTTAATCACTCGCCGGGACATAGCTATTCGTCCTGGCGTTAGGTCTAGCGTGGCAACGAAGCAGTCAATCACTACAACTCTCAACCTTCTGTCCGCACCTTTTGCAAACCCAAGTACACGGTGTCCGTGCCTCCAGTTCGCCGTCGCACAGAAAGCAGATTCGCTTCTCCTTTACTTTCATTCTTTCTCCTAATCTCTGCCCTCCACTTCGACAGAGGCGACTTTATACCAAGTCGCTAGGTGTTATGGGGACTCGGCTACCTAGTTGGTAACGGAATCCAGACCGGCAGACCGAACCCGGCGAATCCAAGTTTGATTCGTGATGATCGACTTGAAAGCGAACTTCCAACCGATCTTCCGGTTCTGTTGCAACGGATCGCTTTGTCCACCAGGGGCGACCACGTAAACCCGAAGGTTTTGGAGGTCGGTAATCTGATAGGCGAAACGAGCGATGGCAAACGATGAATAGACCTTGTCTGCTTGACCTGCAGGCGTTTGTGCGGTTGCAGCAAACCCTGGAGCGTTGGTGCGAACGATGCGGAAACCTCCCAACATCTTCATCTCACCACGCCAGATCCGGGCAGGATCGCCGAACTGCGCGGCTGCCTTGAAATCTGGGTCCTTCAGAAGCGCGGCGTAGACTTGCGGAGGAGTCGCAAAAACGTACTCTCCGCCTTCCATAGGCCGCGCACCTTGGTCTTGTAGCAACGCATCTAGCTCAATCAAGTCCACATAGCCAACGTGGTCGCTTCCGACCAAGTTAGTGTCTGCAGCCTTGCTGTTGGGCCGATAGTTGTTAGAAGCAGCGTCCAGCACGGTGAAAATGAGCTGGTCATAAGTTTCTGCGGCTTCTAGGCCAAGGACGTAAATGGTCCGCTCAACGATGTTATGTTTAGCGGTCAACTCGGCTAGGTCAGAGATACGGACCAAAGATCCATACTGCTCTGCCGTGGCTTCGAATTGATTCAGCGTAATGCCCACCGAATCCGGTGCAACACCTTCGGTTAACTGTGAGGGGGTCGAAGAGACTGTAAGCTTTTCCTCGCGGACGAAGCGAATAGTCTTCGAGTTGTTACTTGGAAGCGGGTGCTTGTCCCCGAACTGATCCAAGATGGTGTTCAACTCTGCAACTTCGAGTAGCTTAGCACTCAAGTAAGTGATAAGCGATGCTACGACGTTGCCTGCGTTCCCAACAGTCCCGGTAGTGACTGTAATTACATCTGCCACTAGCGTTACTCCTTATTTGGGGTTTGCCTCAACTACTACCACTGCAACTTGTCTACACCCCTTCGTTCAGCTTCCGCGATGATGGCCTTTCGGCCCTCGCTGGAGCTAATTGAAGGTGTCGCCCCCGGAGTAGGAGGCGTCTGGGTGCTAGACGAGAGTGTTGGTCGTACAGTTTGAGGCGTTGATGCTGGAGCTTTATCGGCTTGCGCCTTTAGAAGCTCCGGGGTTCTCCGTCCTAACGAAGACCAATAAGCGATACTGTAAAGCTCTGCGAGATCGTTCGGAGGCGTTCTTGGATCGGCCTCAGAGATCTCAATCGCTTGTTTCAGTTTAGGGCTGTCCTGTAGAACGGTAGTATACTCCTCGCTCCCTACGAACTTACCAACTCCAACTGCTTTTTCTTCAGCAACTTGAAGAGCTTGCTGACGACCTAGCGATGAAAGTAGTGGGCCGTAAGGCGCGAGTGTATCTTCAATAAGCTTTTGCTGGGTCTCCATGTACCCTTGTGCATTCTGCTCATTCACGTTCTTTACCAAGTCCTCAAAGTAGCGTTGTGGCTTCTGGAGGTAGCTTTCGCCAACTTGGTCTTGCTGAGTTGGCACGCGTTCGTTGGTAACAGGATCAATCCCGTGCTCGCTAATGTAGCGCTGGCGGAGTTGATCGATTAGAGCGTCTTTCTTGTTAAGACCCTCTACTGCCGCTTCTGAAGTCTTGTAGACTGATTTTTCACCCTTTAAGAATATTTCATCTTTAGGGGTGGCTTGTGGCTCAGTTACAGGTGCAGCTGCGGGTTTTTCCGTTTGTGGCGTTGTCGCCGCATCAGTCCCATCGGTGGCAGGAAATAGCTCATCGAAGAGGAGGTCCCCACCTGGGGCTTCATCGAGGAAACCCTCGGTTTGGGCTCCAGCTTGGGGGACTTTTGGTTCATTGTCTGGCATAATACTCCTTGTGTGAGTTATCCAGGATTATAGAGGTTTTGTGGCCTCTAACTCGTATAGGCGCTCAACAATTATCTGCGCCTGCCCTCTGTCTTCTGTGATTGAAGCCCAAGAATTCGCTTGTCGGTTGGGCTTGCCCTCTGTTAATCTGTCTACTGTTCTTAGCATGCTATCCAGTAGAAGTCCTTTGTCAGCTATAGGACAAACACCCTCTAAGACAACGCTTGTCATCTGCTTCGGCTCAGGTAACATCTTATTCTCCCTCAATCAATTCAAGTTGCTTCTGTACTTCTCTAAAGGCATTTTCTTCTGCCTCGAACGTTGGTTGTGCCTTGGGTGCCGATGCTTTATGCACGTTTTGGTTTACTTGCTCCTCTAACCATGAAAGCCAGAAGATTCCGCTCTGCAACATCTGGACATCTTCCATACTGGCGTGTCGAGACTTCTTTAGTGTCGTTTCAAGTAAGGAGCGCTGCAACCGCATCTTAGCAGTAAGGTATAGAAATCCGGGATGTGCGCTCAGTGTCATCACAGCGCCCGCCGAGTCTTCGTTGACTTTTATGGGACGCGGCTTTTCGACCTCAACTATCTTAAACGATAGCTGAGCACCAAATCCCAACCATCTTAGTAGCTTCTTCATTTGCCCCCCTCTGTGTTACCTCCTAGCCCTAAAGCATTAGCTCCCATTGACTGCGCGAGTTCTCTAATCTCGCTAGAGAGCCCTGCTCCAGGAATCTTTCCTTCAAACTGTACGGTTCTAGGCCGACCCTGCTTGTCCTTAGAAGTGGTTGGCTTGGCTTGCGCTATCCGCGCCTTTGATTCCGTCCCCAGCATAGACTCAAGAATCATCATCTGAATCTGTTGCTGCTGCTGCGCTTGCTGCTCAGCTGCAACCTGTTCCTCCGACTTCAGCATCTTGTGGAGATTTCGCAATTCAAAAGCCTTACCCATCTCTTCCAAGCCCCCACGCCAGTTCCAATAGGGGGATTGAGAGGCCCAGTTCGCCCATGCTAGCAAGTTCCGCTGTCGAATAACCTTGTTTTCAACGTAGTTGGCAGCGACCAACTCGAAGTTGAACGTCCCAATAAGCTCCTCCACCGGGACAAGAGGATACTTCGGGAACCCTGGAGGGGCGTCAGTTATCTGTACTTCGATGTCGTCTGTAACGAACTGCATAACCATCGAAGCGCACATCTCCAAAACAGGCTGGAGGATGTCCACTTCTAGGTTTCGAATGAACAACCTGAAACGGTGGTTCGATTCGCTGATAACTTGGTTTATGCCTGTTGCAGTTCGGTTGCCTGTTGGAGAACCAACTCCCTTACCGTAGAAATCCGAGATGCCAGAACCCATCTCGATCATGCCCTTATAGAGGCCGATAATCTGGTAGTCTTGTGCCTGGGGCGTGAAGAACGGCAGTTCCTTAAGAACGGTATTAGGATCTCCGCTAACTCCTACCTTCCCTCCAGGGACGTTGAAACTGTTCAGCGATTCGTGGTCAATATCTGCGTTGATGTCGTATGCATACCGACGGTTAATGCCAAGATTCCAGTTGTCGGTAATCATGTTGACGAAGTTGTTAAGCGCGTTCGTCAGGTCGGAGATGATTTCAACAGCCCCGAGCCCGTAGACCTCGTTTGGCAACTTGATGAAGCTGGTGTGGAGAATCGCTGAGTGCCGGTGGAGGAAGGGGTTATCTCCGTGTTGCAGCAGAATCGGCTGCCCCGCGTAGACCTTTCGCTTCCAAGCCGTGTAGTGGGCCGCTCGAAACGACGCTCGTAGGTCTTTCCAACTAACAGCCTCGGAGTCCTCTCCGAAGGTCATGATTGTTACGGTGTTCGTAAATTCGTTCCAAAGCTCTGCGATGCGTAGGACTACTGCATCGGGGTCTTTGTCGTCCCTCAACCTCGTTGCTAGAAGCTCAATGCCCTCTTGCATGTACAACTCTGGGTTTCCTGCTGCCTCACGCTTTAGCTCTCCGAAGGTCTTTTCGACGATGTGGGCAGTTAACCCTCCATCCGGATCGACCATCAGATCGTAAATGTCTATGGCCGTGAATCGCGGGCGCGCTCGCGGAATGTCTTTAACTGCGGGTTTCACGCCTTGAATTGCGGGCATCCCCGATTGCGGGTCTATTACTGGTTCCCCCGTATTTGGGTCAGTAACGAGAATCGGCTCTTGATAGTTTACCCGGTCCGTCCCCCAATCCCAATCAGCCTTGAAACCGGAGTGTCCATAGATAGCGAGGTTCCTAACCAGATCCTCGAAAGCCGCCATGAAGTTTGACTTTCGAAGTAGATAGGCCAAGACCTGCTGCATCTTCTCGGCTTTCGGTTCGTCTGCAACTCCTCTCCCGCGCGCCTCGAACCAAGGAGTAAAACTAAAGAAAGCGTCCATCACCCGGCTGACGATAGTTTCTACGTTCGAGAGGGGATAGGGGATGAATGTGTTTGAACGTGGGGTTATGTTGTCCGGGTAGTGCTTCTGATCCTTCTGACCAAGGTACATCCGGTAGAAATGTGCGCGTCTCTGATCGTACTGTTTTCTGAAATAACGCATTCGCCGCAGGTGGCGAGCAGTGGTATCAATAATTTCCTGTTCAGGAGTTGTGGCAGTCGCACCACCCTCAGCTGTAGTGAAGAATTCAGGCATTAGAATCGCCTTTGTTGAGGCGCTACTCCGTGAACCCGATACATATGCTCAACCGCAGCCATGTGCTCCTTAACAATATACTGACTTAGTACCTTAAGATCCTTTTTCTGCGTCTCTATCGTCCAACGTTGCCAAGTTGTCCCGGCGAGGAGGCACAGGATAACTAACCCGTAGATGAAGTGCCAACGCTGCTTGCTAAACCAAGTTTTCATGTTTACCATACAAACCTCAGTCCAAATCCAATTCCAACTCCGTGACCAGCAACAATAGCTGTCTGGGGAACCCACCAATACTTGAACCCATCCTTACGCCAGCGATGGCCCAAGTAACTGGCTCCAATAGCTAGGGGAATCTGGACGGCGTAGGCTCTCTTGCGGTCGGCTGACAACAATGGATTTCCTTCGTGACAGGTTCCCGCTCGAATGCAGTGCTGCGTCAGTTCTACATCGGCCACAGTAGTCGCTATGGTCGCTCCGGTCAGCAACCAAAAACCACTTGCGAGGATGAGGCAGAGTGTGGACATTAGGGTTTGAAGACACAAACAAGAGGGTCGCGTGACGTACTAGCAGTTATGGCTCCGAGAGTTGCTGGCAAAACTCCACTTGAACCACTATTTGCGGCTATGCCAGCGGGAGCATTTGTAGAACCTTCGTTTAGAATTAACTCGCCAAAGTTGTCCACAAAAAGCTTTCGGCCTATTACGCTTGCGCTGGTGCTAGTCTGAGCGAAGTAGTAAATCCCTGGCTCTATCGTGACTGCTGTAACGGCAGTATCTATAATCCCTTGGTCTGCTATTTCGGAAGCGAGTGCCCCGACATGGACAAGGCGAACACTGCCGTCAGCATTGTAGAGTCCAACCGAAGAAAACGACCCATTTACCCCGGTTGTCAATTCCCATGTGATTCTCCTCACTACTATACGAAATGGGAGAACGAACTGATAAGCACCGACATTATCGGCAACGCCCACTAGCGCAGCGGCGTTGATAGTCAATGGTTGATGAATACCGACGGCAAAGAAATATCCCTCGTCAGCCGTTTCCACCGTCGCTACAGAACCACGACCTCCCGCCGACATGAGAATAGACATTCTTAGAACCTCGAAAGGGGTTGAATGTAAACGTCGATTGCTGCGCCTGTGTTGTTGAATACGCGGATATGAGTAAACGCCTGTCCAGTATCGTAGACTACGACTGCGTCTTGTGGAAGTCGAAAATCCGTGGCTGAAGCTACACCCATACTTGTTACTCCGAACGCGATGTGACAATCATCAGTAGCGTTGATAGCGAATAATTGATTCTTCCCGAGCAATTGCTCTGTACTAGAGGCAGCAGCGCCGAGCGCTGTTAACTTTAGTACCGCTTCCTGACTTGGAACCAAAACCGCATCTTGAACTGCCATGACTATTTATCCTTTGTTTCTTTCTTGTCTTTACCCTTCTCAGGGGTAAGTTGTTCTATTCGCCGGGACAAATCAACTATCTCTCGTAGAAGCCCGTCGCGCTGCAATTGCAGCCTTCCTAGCTTCACATTTGCTTCGTCTAACGCCCCTAGAATATCTTCAACTGTTATCTGTACCATTGTCTAAATGCCTCCAATAAAAATCCGAATGCTACTACTAATTTACTGAGTCTACTGAGTCTCTGAAGTCTGTATATTCTCCCTCCTGATACTAGGGCCGGGATGGATGGTGCAACGGTAACATCCCCAAAACTCCACACGTGAATTATGGGCGTAGGCATAGTTCAATTGCCAATCCCAAGTCACGATGACTTACTTCGGGCTCTAGGTTTAGCAGGACCCGAAAAGCCTGTGCTCGCTTTAACTCACCTGATGTGTTTGGGAACTTCTTTGCGACATGCTCTACTGCGAACTGTGTGTGCTCGAATAGGCCATCTGATAATCCGTGCTTCGAATCGACTACGATTTCTTCTGTTACATGCACGATTGCCGGAGGTTGGACGACTGTTTTGTGTCCCAACCATTCTAGAAGCCGCAACAGAATATTGATTAGATAGTTTTTCATTGTTATGCGGGGTTCAACTCAGTGATAGGATCGCCTGCTGTGGTGGTAATGGCGGCAGTAAAGTCAGAAGTTGTATCGTCCTCTTCGTACACGGTCATTGTGCCGCCTGAGATAGCCACGCGGTTTCGAGCCGTGCGAAGGGCCTGACGCCATGTGCGACTAGTGGTGGTGTTTCCGCCAGAGTCGGTACCGAGATCGAGGCGTCGATCTAGGCAGCCGTCTGCGATGTTGATGAGTTCGGCAGCCGCAATAACGCCTGAACCAATCCCGCCTGCGCCTATGGAAGCTACAGAACCATCCACATTCCCCGTGACGGTTGTGATGCTCTGGTCTTCTGCAAACCGGGCGGCGTCGGATAGCGTGACTGCACCGCCCGCATTGTCGGTCACAGTGAAGAGACCGCGAATTGCTACAGTGGAAGTCGCGGAGCAGTTTGCGTTAATGATAAGTTGCCCACGCCCCTCAAGGGACATATTATAACTGCCAGTGCCAGCACCCATGTTTTGAATCTCGATGCCGCCGCTGTAGTTCCTAAAGCTGACGTTGGAAGCATTTAGTGCTCCACCGAAGTCCCATGTTGGCGTGGCGGTTCCTGCTATTGCTGAGTAACAACGGTCTATAAAGAAGTCCCCTGCTTCGACAATGGTCAGCGTCCCCTCAATAGCGGACTCGATGAGGTAAGTTCCCTTGATGTGAGAGGTAGCCATCAGGTGACACTTCTCAAAGGCTTGAGTGGTACCAGCGCCACTGGCAACACCACTTACAGTCGCGCCTATGATTGTGGTTCCAACGAGAGACTGACCCCCAAGCGCCAGAGTCCAAGCATCGCCGATGAATACTTGGTTACTTTGAGCGGCGACAAAGGTGATGGAGCTGCCCGGAGCGACACGAAACCGTTTAAGCCCAAGGTTGGTAGCCAGTGTGTTTGCGTCTCCGATTGAGTTGGTGGGATTCCCGACAGTGCCATTCTCAAAGTCGGTAGTCCCTCCTACACCGTTCGCGGTGTCAATCCAAATTGCCCCGTCCTCGTAACCTTCAAATTCTTGTAGGTTGCGTAGCCTGCGTCCAGTGGACTCAGCGACATCGTGAGTGCCGATAGTGAGGACTTCATCCCAATTAGCATCAGCAGTTCCGGAGAGGGTAAATCGGGCATCGTCCGACAATGTAACTGCACCACCAGCGTTATCAGTGATAGTGAAGAGGCCACGAATCGCCACGGTAGAGGTCGCAGAACAGTTTGCGTTGATGATGAGCTGCCCCCTTCCTTCAAGCGACATAGTGTAGGAGCCAGCTCCGGCCCCCATGTTCTGGATTTCAATCCCTCCACTATAGTTTCGGAAACTAAGGTTGGACGCAGCTAATGCCCCACCGAAGTCCCATGTTGGTGTAGCTGTTCCCGCAATAGCGGAGTGGCAGCGGTCTGCGAAGTAGTCACCTGCTTCAACAATCGTTTGCGTTCCTGCAATACCACACTCAATAAGATGGGTTCCTTTAATGTGTGACATAGCGTTTAGGATACACTTGTCAAATATCTGAAGCGTACCAGTACCGGACGCAATACCAGAAACCGTCGCACCGAAGAACCCGCTGCCCGCAATGTCTCGTCCGCCTAGTGCGAGTGTCCAGTTGTGCCCACTGAATGTTTGATTGTTCTGTGAAGCCCCGAACGTTATGGAACTACCTGGGGCGATTTCAAACCGCTCGATTTTGAGTGAAGCGGCCAGTATATTCGCATCGGCGATACTATTTACAGGGTTTTCAACCGTTCCGTTCTCGAAATTGGTCGTCCCTGCCGTACCGTCAACTGTGTCAATCCAGACCGCACCATTCTCATAACCTTGGAACTCCTGGATTCCTCGTAGGCGACGGCCAGCAGAGGTAGCGATGTTGTGGGTGGCTCCAGAGAGAACCCTGTCCCAAACAGCTTTGGCAATCTCAACCATGCCTGTTGCTGCTTGGCTTATCGCGTCAAGCCCAGTTGAGGCGAGGGAGAATCCAGTTTTATTGGTCAGGGTTGTAGTGGTGTCAGCGAGTTGGATGTCTGTGGCCGACAGGTCAACCGCCGTTCCTTGACCCTCAACATTAGCCCAGTCAATGCCCGCCGCGCCGGTAGCTGTTACGTCAAGTGTATTAGCCGGAGTTGTTGATCGGACAAGCTGCGCAAGCCCGTAATCCGCGTGTGCTACTTCATCAAAGACATCTTTAACTGTATTGTCGGTAAGCTGGACTTCAAGGGTCAATTCGGCCATATTGGTGGCTCCCTTGAGCTGCATAACGACCCAACTAGCTCCCGTTGCTATTGCAGCGTTTGGAATACCAATTTCATAGAATCCTGGTAGATTTGTGGCGTCTTTCTCAATGAAACCCCCAGATGCAAAAGTACCTCGTGTAGCAGTAACAAGTGTAACCGCAGTGCCATCTGCATTTCCTTCATCTTCGCGCCAATAATACCAAGATAAACCTGAACTACTAAACAATAAACCCGTTAGGCCCTCACCTGTAGTTTGGGAACTATCTTGGATAAAGATAGCCAGTCGCTTTGAAGTAGTACCCTTTTTAAGAGCTTGTTTCGCCATTAGATTTCATCGCCTCCGGCTGCTTCATGCCAAGGCCAGGATGCACCATTTCCATTTCCCGCGCCTTGCAATGGGTGTGGATAGGTGTAGGGGGTGTAGTAGAGCGTCCATGTATCGGTAGCTGTGCATTTGTAGAGCCGCCCATCAGCACCCGCCTGTTCACTGTTCCACTCTCCCTCGTCGGTTGCCCAATAACCAACTTCAGGCGTGCAGGTTGACGGTCGGCTTGCAATTGGCCCGACGCCGATGCCGCTAGTCCCATCAAAACTCGGGTTCTCATTGTAGAAATCTCGATCCTCTATCAGATGCAGGAGCAGACGAGCACAGTCGAAAGGGGGTGCGTTTATAACAACAGCATCCTTGCGGGTCCCATCTACTGTATTATTCCAGAAGTAGGCGGGCACGGTCGAGAAGTTGGCTCCTTGACCACCATCAAGGAAACTTCCGACCTGATCTACGCAGCGCCAACCCTCACTGCCTCCTGTATTCTGATCCCAAGAATTAGTGCCGTCACATTGGCCTCCCCAGATGGCGTTTGAATTTACACAACTACGATAGGTAGCAACTACCAAGTTCCCATAGTTGCCCGTATATGCGTTGTTGAACATTGTTACTACACCCGAGCGGAGAATACCTGTGCGGAGAAAGCCTCCCGACGTATTATCTCCGGTGTTCCCATATACTTCTATATTGATGGCACCGCGCGTTGCCGCAGAGTCAGCGCCGTGATTGTTATAGTCTATTCCATTCAACGTGTTAAAACGGAACACGAGGCGCTGCCCGCCTTGGGTAGTGCCAGCATGGTCAAGTTGGGTGGTATAGTTGAAGGTGTTGTCCTCGATAAATACATTGTCGGCGGTGCCTTTTCCAATCGGGCGGCTGAAAGGTTTGTTGAAATTAGTGTCTGGGTCGGTCTCTTCTCCCGACCGCACCATCGGGCCGATTACCACATAGCTCTGGACATTGTTCCCACTGTCGTTGAAGATATTGTGGTCAGCGAGGCCGCTGGTAGCTTCGCCCGTGCTCGTGTTGACGGTGAAAGCATGTGGTAGATAATTGAAGAACTTGTTGTTATCCATGCGGAAGCTGTTCAGCCCATCACCTTTGAACCTGACGACTCCAAGGTCGGATTTACTTATGTCGCTCCCGTCCCAACTGAAACCAGTTACCCGTGAGAGTGAATTACCACCAGCTATGTTAATCCGTAAGACAGCGTCACCAGTAAAGTCATCGGTGATTGTTGTTACGTCAATGCCTGCGCCCTGGATAGTAATCCCTTTGGTATTGGGAACGCTCACTTGTGAACTCCAAGTGCAATTTCCTGCCGGTACTAACACACGGTCGCCATCCACAGCCGAGTTTATGGCTGACTGGACATCGGCTTGGGAGCAGGTAGAGGGATTAATATCACTCATGGTCTATCTTCAGTTTAACGAACTGAAAATCTCCATTCTTTGTTAACTTAGCTAAATGGAAGATACCCACTCTTGGTCTAATAAGGAGCGGCACAAAATATTCGCCATTCTTCTGTAAAAGTGTAGAGATTCCGAGAGCTGTAGCGGGATTATCGACTAGAACTTCCCTAAAAAGTTCGTCATTTTTAGTTAAAAGTTCCCTTGCAGCAACACAAGCAGGACACGCTGGTTTTGTGTAAAGAAAACTAATTTGTTCTATAGGGAAGGTCTCCATAAGTCTAGCCCATCCTATCCCCACCTAGATCATACATGCCACCCACCAAGACCTTACGCGATAGGAAGGGAAAAAGCCCGCCTGGAGCGGCTGCTGAAGTTATCGAAATTCGTTGGTGAAAGAGCGGCTGGCCTACCCAATAGAAGATGTGGTTGCCCGCGAAGGCAGCGATATTGTTCTGGTGGTAGATGGTCATTAGACGCCCGCACCCGTTACGATGGTTACAAAAGCGTCATCTGGCGCGCCCGGAGTCCCTCCAGTAGCAGAGAACCGGAAAGTAATAATTCCACCATTCATGTCAGCTTGGCTAGCATCGTACTGATAGATCCCGTTGCCCACCTCTGCCAACGTTCCTGTACCTGCACCGAACGCGCCACCGTCGATAGAGCGGTTCACAGATGTCGTGCTCGCCCCTGTCACAGGGGTAACGTGGTCGCTGGCAGCTACCCATAAGAACTCGATGTTGCTCAACGCTACGTTCTGTACTGGCAGAATAGCATCTCTGATCTCCACAGCGACATCAGAGGCCAACTTAGCCGCAGTGATAGCATCGGTGGCAATCTGGGCAGCGGCAATCGTCCCAGAAGTGTTGTCGAGGTCAAGTCCAGCTTCTCCAGTGGCGTTGACATCCAACGTATTGGCCGGAGTGGTGGAACGGACAAGTTGGGCATTGCCGAATGTGCCGCTGTTGACGATTGCAAAGCTGTCTCCAGTTTGGGCCGTATGCCCTACAACCGAACCAACTGAACCGGACAAATCACCGTCGAACTTGTTACCAGAGACAACGGTAGTAAGAACCGCTGCGCCGGAGGTCGCGCCGCCTACCGCGCTGATCCCCGCGCCTGTCACCCCACCTGTCGATACCAAACCCGCGCCCGACGTATTTCCCGTCAATTTTACAGCAGGCTCAGTAGCCGTAGCCGAAGCGATAATGAGCCGCTCTAGCGTCAAGACAGCTGAGGTTCCACCCGATGCACCATCCTCTAAGAGAGCAGTAAAGCCCACTTTGTCTGTGAGAGCGCGAGTTGCGGTGCCCCACACTTTGTCGGCAGCGGTTTGGGTAACATCCACCAACCCGGTTGTGACTGTAATGGACAAATCACCGAAGTTGGTTGGGGCAGATGCAGCCAACAAAGCTGAATCGGTGCCGACCATATCGGTATTAGTGGTTGTGGTGTCAACTAATTGAAAATCCGTGGCGGAAAGGTCAACTGCTGTGGCCTGGCTTTCCACATTGGCCCAGTCGATGCCTACCGCCCCTGTAGCAGTCACATCAATGCTATTGCCGCTAGAGGTTGGAAAGGCCAAGTCGTCCAGTTGGCGAGTGCTGGTATAAATAACCTGTGCAGCGGTCTTGGCATCAGCCGTAGAAGTTTTGCAAATCAGGGCTACAACATCAAAGTTCATTTCGCCCGTAGAGATAGGACAACTGTATAAACCCTCACCCTCATCCACTTCCGTACCTGCGACATCGCCGAACGCTGCGCCATCGCCGGAAGATTCTACGTCGAGTGCTGTAGCGCCCGTTACGAGGTCTCCATCCGCGTCACGGATGAAGAAGTACCAAATGAAAGCGCCGCCTTTTTTTGGTGGAAAACCTGCCATTATTTACCCTTGTTGATTCCCTAGAAAGTCCGGCATTGTGTAACTGTCTCGGATGTAGTAAGGCTGCCCGGCTGCAGCCGCCATTTCAATCCATTCTACATTCACCCACTGCGCGGTAATCCTGATTTCGTTGCTACCACCTATACTTCGACTGTAGCCCACGCGGAAAGAGTCGATATTCGCTTTGGTGCGGGAGCCGGCGTCAAAGACCAGATGTTCGTCGGTATCGCAAATCCGCCAGCCGTTGATGTCTGCTGATATACTCATCTGGCTACTTTGGCTGTCTGCCTCATCCCAAAGCTCGAAGTCGATGACTCTTGTACCTGCTGTACCATCCGAGCCTTGCCGACCGTACACATCCACCAAGATGATATCGGCGTCGGACGTTACCTCCGCGCCCAGATTGCTCAGGTCTAACTTGTCGGTTTGATTGGTGGTGGAGGAGTTATAGGTATCACCATCATCGGGTGCTCCAGGCAAATCGTCCACACCCTCCCACCGAGTCGCGGCAGGAGTGCCACCATCTATTGTCCAAGTGACGGTGTTATCGCCGCTCGGTTCTAGCAGGAAAACCTTGGCGGGGCCGGGCATAGTGTTCTGAAAGCTACCAGAGTCATCGTTGAACGCCACGTCATCGAAAAAGAAATCAGCGGTGCTCCCGGCACTAGGGCCCAAGAGGAAGCTTTTTATGCCCACATTGAGCGTGTCCACGCCTCCGTTAACTGTCAACGTCTCAAGGGCTGTCGTCGCATCTTCCAAAAAGATTTTCAGCTCAACCACGCCGACCGTGTCGCTCAGCAAGACTCGAAGTTGAAGCCGATACCAAGTATCAATGCTCAGAACGGTCGTACTGGTCGCGCTGCCACTACTTACATCGTTCCATAATTGAAGCTTCCCGCTGGAAAGCTGGCGTACATGCTGTGTTACAGCAACACTACTGTTGAGAAGGCGGATTACGCGGTTGGTGTCGCTAGCCGGTATAGCACCCAAACGAAAGTAGGTACGGAGAAATGCAGACCCAGTAGTTATCTGGGTAGGTATATCCTTACGAACGTTGCCAGACGATGCAGTTGGATTGGTACGAAGCGCATAAGTTCCACTGTGAACAGGCGAGGTTACAAAACTAACCGCGCCATTGGCCTGGAACCACATCGTCTCAATGAAGTTGTTTTCCTCGAAGCCGCAGGTGAAGAGTCTAGCCACTTATCCCTTCTCTGTCTTAATATGCGGGCGCGCGTAGGGCACGAAATCCCATTCCTTGCCACTCTCAATGTATTGAACCGCGTTCCTAATCGTTTCTTCCCACTCCCCAAGGCGTTGTTCCCTCAAGTGTGGAGGCGTTTGGGCCAACGAAGCCGTAAAATAGGCTTGCCAGCAGTTCTTGCATCCACTCGTAGTCGGTGGAATGGGCATGCCATTTGACCCAATAGGGGTATAGGCATGAATTCCACAGACGAGTGCGACCTTGTTCGGGTCGAGTACCTCTGCGGCGATTGCCGCCTTAGCTGCTTCACTATACGCCATTTATCTGTACAAGCTCATAAGAACACCCTTGGGGCAGTTTTATTTCGCCGCCCGCTGCTATATACTCTTTCCAGTGGTTAAGACACTTGCTGTAGTAAGCAACTGAACCGTCCATCCGACACATTCTAATCGGCCTGTTGGGTTCGAGGGTTTCCCATATTGAGCAGGAAGTTGCGTCAGGTTGTCCCGGCGAACCGTGTATGTTGAGGTATTCGCACCACGCTTGTCCGTCTGCGGAAAAGCAGCAGGCACCACAGCAATTACAGCTGCCTTTTAAGAATTGAGCCTCCACTTAGTCCTACAAACCCGGAGGATCCGGGGAGGGCGGGCGACGGGAGGGCGTTGTCGCGTCGCAGAGGCTCAAAAGTCTTTGTTCCGACCTAAGAAGGCAGGGAGACATATTACTGTAACAAGCACAAAGATTGCTACGATAAGTGTTTCCATGTCCTTAACTCAGCTGGAACCACATGAAAGTCCAGGTCAAGTCCGCGCCGTCGATTGTCCCGGCAGTCGGGTTGCCAATTCGCACTAAGAATGCATCTGCAGAGGCGACGCGGCAACCGTCATAGGTAAGCCCAGCTTCAAGGGAAGCAGGCGGAAAGCCAACCACGACATCGCCTACCTTAATTCCAGCTCGTGTTACCGAAACATCTTCGTCGGTAACAGTAGTCAAGCTGGATGGATCAACGTTAGCCGTAAATACGTGGATTCCCTTAATGGTAGTCCGCAAGCTTGCGTCAAAGTCGTAGAAATCGAATTGGGGATCAGTGAATAGAAAGGCCATTTATGTACTCCTTATTTTTCTTTTAGTTTTAGTGGACTATTGCTGTTCGCTACAGAGAACTTTTTGACAAAGCAGTCCCCGCAAGCAGTACAGACAACAACAATTCCGACGGCTCCCTCTCCCTCGACTCCGAATTCGGTTGCGACAAAATATCTGTGCGTTCCGGTGCAACTCTCATTAGGTGTAGCTGTTGAGTCTCGCAAACTTTCTTCTTTCATCGTCGCTTATTCCCTCCCTTGTACGTCTCCCCTTTGGCCGCATAGCCGAAAGGTACTGGAAACTGTTCATAAGGTGATCATTCCGCTTCTTCGGCTTATCCTTTCCCAAGCCCTTCAATTCACCCTTCGCAAAAAAGTCCCACGTGTAATGAGATATTTCGCTCTTGAAGTGCTCCAAATCCTGAAATACCCTCACCCAAGGATGCCGACTCCCAGGTGTAATCGTCGAATGCATATACTCTCGACTTGCGTTAAGCCCGAAATCCTCTCCAACCACCGCCAACCTCACTGGGATTCCCGCCTCTCGATAGAGTTGCATATTCGTCTTGTGGGTCTCTGCATTCCTCTGCGAACCCCACTTCGGGTCTATCAACCAAATATCTACCGGCTCTCCAGCAGTAAAGATCTTGATGCTCTTTGCGTGCTCACTGATTACTTTGTCCCGTTCGTAATATTCCCGGTAGAGGTAGATATTTCCCTTATCGTCAACTGCCCCCCAAAGCGCTGCGGTAACTCCTGTAGAGGCAGGGTCAAGAGATACGATTCTGGTCCAGTCTCGGGGAATCCGGAATGGCTTGACAAGGTGCTTAGCTGGGTCCCACATATTGTAGACAAGTCCCGAACGCTGAATAAACTCTCCATAAAGCCTCGCTTTCTCCTCAAAGTGCCCCGACCACTTGATAAGTAACCTATCTTTCTCCTCCGCCGGGACATAGGGATTATCTAAAACCGACAACTGCACAAACTCAACGTCGTCCTTCCCGGCCTTCATTTCCTCGTAGAGATCGAAAACCCACGGCGTCTTGACGCCTGAGCCCTTATCCGTCAACGGAGTGAGCGTCAGGAGCAGCTTTCCTGCACAATCTGCCGTGCGTTGGAAGCATTCATCGAAAATCTCTACCTCCGGCTCCTCGTCAATCCAAACAAGGTCAACCGAAGCCCCCTGAAACTTCTCTCTACCCGAGTCCGCCGACTTCCCAGTGATGACGCTTCCGTTCTTTAGGAAGAGTTGGAAGTCCCTATCTACCTGCCGGATGATCCATCCAGGCTCGCTGGGGAGGAATCTAGGGTGATTTCTACCAAAAAGTAATTTTTCTCGCCAAATAACGTCACGTAGGACGCTAAAATCCAAGCCGACGACCCAAATGTTATTGGGGGGCTCGGGGATCGGTAAGTCCTTGACATACTCCCAAGCAGGCTCATTCCGGAAATATTCTTTTCCAAGCGCCCACGCAGTTGCAACAAATGCTCCAAACTCGGTTTTTCCACTCCGATTGCCCCCTAGTACCCCAAAAACCTTCTTATCCTTGGTAAATCTCTTGAAAAGTGGCTTCTGCTTCTCATACGGCTCCCAATACTTGACGTAATGCTCTTTGCGCCGTTTCTGGTCGAGCGCCTCCAGTAATACCAATGCCTCCTTATTGGACGGCAGTCGTGCCAGATGTTCGAGCAACTGGTCCTTTTGCTTGCTCATTTAGAAATTTCTTCGCCTCCTCGATGTCTTTGGCGCTCAATCCGGCGAAAATCGTCACCTGACTGTCCGCTCCGGTCCAGCCTTCCATCTGTGCAAGCTTCAAATTGGCTTGCGCCGCCTTGTCGTAGTCCCCAGATTCGATCAATTTCTGAATGAGGAACTCCTGCCGACCCAAAACGGCCTCTTTCGTCCGCATTGGGTCCCGCCCAATCTCTTGAAAGAATCTTTGCCGCTCCGTCCAAATCACACTTTGGAAGCTCTTCCGCCGCTGAATCTTCTCTGCGTCCGCCGAAGTGAGTGGAATCTCCAGCTCTAAGGCCGCCTGCCTCAGATTATGGCCCTTCTGTACCATCAGCCTTGCGGCTTCTTGGAACCAGGGCGCTTCGGGCTTAGGTCTTCCTTTCCGGGGCATTGGGTGTTTGGCCGTTCTTTTGTTCTACTAAAAGTGAAGTGAGCAACTTTGCCTGCTGCATAACTTGATCTGCTATAACCATTGTTGTGTTCATAACCGATTGGGAAAGGTGTAGTTCCCCGTCAACAAGGTTGCAAGGCTTTAATTGCGTAATTTGGGCCTCTAAAAGTATGTTCTGAGCCTTTGAGATAAGCTTAAAGCCTTCAAGTTCGATTTCTATTCTACGTTCTTTGGTCATTTTTCTCCCTCCTCTGCTTTAGACACTCTTCCCCTCTACTATGTTAGACCCTGGAAAATCGAAAATTACGACAAAATCGTCGCAAAAGTTGCCCTAACCCCCATATTTCTCATATATTTCCCCCCAAATCTCTCCCTCCCCTCTCACGTACACGCCTAGAGCTTTGTTTTCAACAAGTTACTAGAATTCCAAATTCCCCAAAGCTGGCTGAGTGGCCCCGTTTTATAGGTGATAGGGGGGTGGGGGGTGGCTGAAGCCTAAAGTATTGATCCTAAAGGCTTTACGTGCGCGTTACATTGATTTAGGCGTGAATTGGCACGTCACGCGGCGTCCTTTGTTTTCAATGAGTTAGGATGGCCGATTGCGTAAGTCGTTGAAAACAAAAGAGTTGCACGCAGACGCGATGCATATATAAATGAAACGCGTGAGGCGTGGCAGCTCGCAAGTGCTTTGGTTTCAGCGAGTTGTGAGGTCGAGACGCAAATTCGGCGAAAGTTTTTCGCAGTCGGATTTCGAGTACAGGAGAGTGCCATGAAGGTCAAGATTGAGAACAAGAACCTGGTTATCACAATTCCCTTGCAGACACCATCGGAGAGTAAGTCGGGAAAGACTCTCCTGGTAGCCACGACTCACGGAGCTGTGGCAACTGCGGTCACGGTGAACGACAAGCCCGTGATCGTGAGTCTGAACGCCTACATCCGACCGGAGTAGGCAACTGGCGGTGGACGGGGGTTACTCCCCCGTTCGCTCGTCGCTTGATACTCGCCTCTTACGGGGGGCGATGGTGAGGCGATGGACGATGCGCTCACTGGCGGCCCAAACGTAAGATCAGGCCAGATGGAACGTGCTGCCAAAGAGCTTGCAAGTCAGGCGATAGTCCGTCGCCTCTGAGACTTAGTTGAGAGGTGGACGATGACAGTACGGTGGAAAACAGAGAGGCCGGACAGCGGCTACGAAGTGCTCAACTACGAGGGCCGGTGGGAGCCTATCAGCCGTGAGGCTATTGAGTGTGAGCTGAACGCTGGTGGGATGGTGACGTGGAAGCCCACGGGGAGTGGGCGATGAGCTACCGGACCACGATAGACAGCATCGAGCGCGAGTCGCAAGCTAACTCGCAAGCGATAGCTGATGGCACCCTGACGGGGCTGGCGTCGCTGGACATGGAAGACGCCCTGGAGTTGAGGCGCAAGCGAGCAGCAGCAAGGCGGGGCATGAGAGCACAGCAGAGCAAGGAAGAGCAAGTGGGCGAAGATTGTGGACATAGGAAGCATCACCAGCCGTGCTGGTGTGAGGGCTAAGGACATGAGGATTGAGCTAGATGAAGGGGCGTTCGCGGCTGTACTCGTCATCTGTCTGACCGTGATTTTTTGTGCGTGTATGTTAGTTGTCATTTGGGGTGGACGATGAGAGCAGCAATGGTTATCAAGCAGTATTTCAGCACGCCGGACAAGCCTGTCGGCATCCGAGAGGTAGCTGACTTGTTCAAGGCAGTACCGCGTCAAGAGTATCTGAACATGGCAAAGGACGCCGCGAACCAGATGGGCGTCACGTTGGAGGTGGACGATGCAAAGACTCCAGTCGTATCCAGGTAAGGCGCTCTCGCTCATGTGCCTGAGCAACAAGGGACACGGAGTGCAGAGGGTGTACTACATCGTACACAACACAGAGCGCGTGAGGAAGAGCGCCCGCCACCCGTGGAAGACTGTGGACAACAGCAAGTACGTCTTGGGGTGTGCTTGTCAGAGGAAGGCGGGGGTATGAGAGTTAGGTATTTAACTCACCACCAGAAGAAGGCGTATGTTGACGCACACGGTGCGTGTTGTCCATTCTGCGGGGCAACAAACATCGCAGCTGGGGCCTTTCTGACCGAAGGGGTTGAAGCGTGGCGGATTGTACACTGTCTGGCCCCCCTCTGCGAGCAGGCGTGGCGAGAGGTATTCAGGCTAGAGTGGATAGAGGACGCAAGGGCGAGCAAGTGGTCATGAGCGCAACCGTAGTCATCGGCGGGCAGACGCTTCGCATCGGCAAGATTGACTTCGGGGAGTGCCCCAAGTGTGGCAGGGAGATGCTTGAGACAACACACACGCCCAAGTCTTGCATCGAGCGGTGCCACTGTTGCAATTATATTCAGGCGTGGAGCAAGAAGGGCAAGAAAGCGAAGAGGTGAGACAATGCAGAGAACATCACTGAAGAGAGTGGCGGCGAGAGTTCGCAACCTGAAGGCAGGGGGAGCAGATGTTTCCCTTGTCTCAATGGGGAGCGGGAAGCAGCAGATTCACAACAAAAGGCAGAACGCGGCGCTATCGCCCGTGCTTGGGACAGGGGAGCTTGCCAACTGGCTCGACGGGTTCGAGAACGGGCGCAAGCAACAGCCAGTCCTGGTCATTGGGGGAGGGGGAGAGTGATAACTAACACGAAGCGCTTAAGGAACCGCATCTGTAGGTTGCTTAATGACCCGTCTGCCTATCTGCTCTCTAACGCGCTCTTGCGCACTCTAGAACGAGCAGTTAAGCAGATAGAAGCGGGCAAGCTCGCCATAGACCTCAAAGGCTATGGCCGGGGGAGGTGAGTGATGGACAAGTTTCCTAAGATGGAGACGATTGAGGCTACGCTCTTCGGGCAGCGGATGGACATAGGGCCAAGCGACAAGGAGATTGCTGAGGCGCTCTACCAAAGCTCACCAGAGTTCAAGCGGGTTGCTGACGCAGCAGCATCGGCATTCCACATCGCAAACCAGATTGCCCCCGTTAGCGGTGTGGGCATGGCACACGTTGTAGCCTACGCCCTCAGGGCAGGTGTCACAGCAGAGCGAGCGCGGGCAGAGTGCGAGCAACTCACATTAGCGATGATTCCAGAGAAAGGAGAGAGGCCATGCCACCGAGAGGATAGCTGCGACAGCATAACCTGACCACCACAATAGACAACAACGCGGTTTTGTCCACCGCCAAGCAAAGCACAAAGTGCCTTGCCTCCTAGCGCTTGAGCGGCGCGAGCCGCGAGTAGCTAGGGGAGAGGGCATACGGTAGAACCTATGCTAGTTCCGGTTCGTAAATGCGGCTGTAAGTCGCCCCTGTGCTCTCCATTGTTTGGCGGCTTAGTGTACTAACGACTATAGCCACCCTACTGACCTAGCAGCGGTGGCAGCGAGTTAGGGAACGGCTACTTAGGGGTAACACCCGTAAAAAGTAGCCTAGCATCGGCACAATACTAGGTCAATCCGGTGCGGGTCGCCAATTAACTTAGAGAGGTGAGACGGTGAGCAAGAACAGCACAAACCTTTCAGACAAGCACTTTGCTACTCACAACCTGAGCGATGCTACGCTAAAGATAGGGACGCTTGAGGGAGAGCAGCTTGGTATCCGGCTGAGCTGGCAGGAGGTTGAGCGTCTAGCTGCGTTCATAAGAGAGGAGCAAAGGAACTACGAAGGAGAAGGACAAGAGAGGTGAGACAATGACTTGTAGATTCAAGCCGGCCCCACAACCAAAGCGGGAGACGACGTTGGAGCGGCTAAGGCGGCAGGCTAAGGCGATTAACCGCATCATGGCCAACCACAACGGAGAAATAGGCAGAGAGCAGCGCAAAGCGCAACGCGCTCAGTATCGAGCGCAGAGAGTAGGCGCTCGGTATGAGGAGAAGATGAAGAAATTCTCAAAGCTCCACGACGACCTTCAGTACCTAGCAGTGGGCTACAACTAGGAGAACCCATGCTCTGCCCAGACTGTCTAAACTTCTGGATTGGCTTACGGAACATAGCTGTCCCGGCAATAGGCTTGTGGACGCTAATAATCTACGGAGCCGTCTGGCTCGCAACGGAGGCAAGGTATGTCGTACAGGAAGTACAAAGGACGTTGTTCGTCATGTGGTTCGGGTTGGATTAAGCGGCGCACAAAGCAGAGGAAGAATCGGTACTACTGCGGGAGTTGTGGGAGGCGGAGACAGTGGCGCTAACTGAGGAAAGGAATATCACAGGAGCATTTCTCCTGCTAGTCGTAGTTGGTAGTATCGCCTTTGGCTTTGCAATGGGTAGCTTCGCTTGGGGCATCGTGGCTTTCTGTGCAGTAATCATAGTTTCGTTCCTAACGCGCTTATGACCAAACGAGTCATCATCGAAATCAAGAGTGGGCTGATGCAGGAGTGCGTCGTGCCAGAGGGAGTAGAGGTGCTCCTAATTGACTACGACGCAGGAATAAAGGAGCTTGTAGAGCAAGGAGGGGTTATCAAGTGGAGGGAGTGGATTGAGCCTCGCATCCGGGTAAAGGCCCTGAGATTGCGAGATGGGACAGTCATAGACCCAAGCAAGGTTGACGACCGCCCACAAAACATCTAATGTCAGTTAAGCACGGCGGCTCCGCAATCGAGTGCAGCAACACGCAGCGGTGGAGAGACTACGTGATGGGCCTACTAGGGTTGGAAGGGTGTCAAAGGCTCGGTGCGCTTTACGGAAGTGGAACCGTGCCTCTCCGACCACCCAAGCAAAGAGTTAAGTACAAAGCCGGGACACATTGGACGCAACGGAGGAAGAAACCATGACTATCGAACAAGCAGTTAGTGGGATGTTGCAAGCGTCTTTCGTCTTGGGGATGGCTATGGGAATCCTCATGGGGCTTGGGCTTTCGGCGTTTATGAGGCTCTTTCGGGACTAACGATGCTGGGAGACATTCTACTGGTCATGCTGATAGCAGTTGGAGGAGGCGCGCTGTTCATCGTAGCGTTCTCGATTGCTGAGTGGATAATGAACTTCTTTAGTTGGACACGGAGGCTTTGATGGAAAAACAGGTAATTTGCCCTATCACATCACGCGAACTTACACCAGAGGAAGTAGCGGAGATAAAAGCGGGCTTGAGGCAGCTTGTATCTCTGACTCAAAGGTATCCCTGCTTCCGCGCCATCGTGACGACGCTACGTGGGCCTGATGGCAGCGAAAGGACTCAAGAGAGCTTAGACCAAATTTGCGAGCTGAAGCAGAGAACAGTGTCCCGCGTGCGTTGGGCGCTGGGTTTCCGCCCTAACGATGGAACAGGCTTTGTAGTCCGTGGTGCGAAAGTGGATTTACTAAAGCTTAGGAACGAAGAGGGCTTCTCACACTTCGAGTCGCATGTAGAGGGCGCGGTGAAGTCCATCCGAGCGTTGTTTGGGGAGGACACGATATGAGGGTTGCACAACTAACAATCGAAGAGCAAGACACGATTCGGGACTTGCGGGATCAGCAGAAGCGCTACCGCGAAGCGGGTACGCGGCTCGGCGATCTTGTGCGGGCGATAGCCCGAAAGTGCTTCGGGATTCCAATTCGACCTCTCTACGACGATAAGATAACGGTCGATCAAGACGGTAAGTACATCATCTTGGAGTAAACTATGCGCGTTCTTGTTTGCGGGAGTAGGGAGGCCAGAGAGCTGAAGCTCTACCGTAGGGGTTTTATTGCACGCGCCCGCAAGGTCAGGGAAATGTCTGGATGCTCTCTATGCGGGTACAAGTGGCCGAAGAAGAATCGGAGCACGCCTGCCTATCACTGTGGGTGCGGCGAGATGCTCTGTGTAGGTTGTGTGTTTACTGGCAACCATGTAAAGCACTTGGGAGGGAGATAGAGGTGGAGAAACAGAAAACAATTCTAGTGAACGGCCTTCGATGTAAGCTAGTCCCCCGACGGAAGGATGGGAGCCTAGACACTTCTAAGATGCAGTTCGCTCGCTTTACCCCCATGCCTAAACGTAAGAGGCGGGGCAAAAAGTGAAAGAAATCAACGGCAACCTCTGGGACTACTACGGCAAGGACGGCTTTGTCGTGATGCTTACTACGAACGGCACCGTCAAGCGAAATGGCTGTGCTGTGATGGGGAGAGGCTGCGCCCTCGAAGCTAAGAAGCGCATCCCAGGGATTGACAAGCAGCTTGGGCAACTCATGGCTAGGGGGACGAGACGGTTCTGCTGGCCGCTCGACGACGGGAGGCTCATGGCCTTTCCTGTCAAGCACGAGTGGCATCGGAAGGCGGATTTAGCACTCATTAGGGAGTCAGCGCATTTCCTAGAGGCGTTTGCGAAGGCACACAAGAAGGATACAACCTACATTCTTCCCCGTCCAGGGTGCGGGAATGGACATCGGACTTGGGAAGAGGTAAAGCCCTTACTTGATGGGTTGCCGGACAACGTGTGGGTGATTACGTGGTGAGGGAGCCGGGGTACTAACATGAACGAGCAACAAACCTGGGATTGGCTTGAGATGCTTCACACTTTAGGAGGATAACTATGAACGAAGAAGTGCAGAAGAAAGCGATGGAGATGCTGGAGGCGCTAGCTGAGAAGCTGGGAACGACGCTTGAGCATCTTTGGGAAGTGTTGCTGTTGCAGGCGAAGGTGGAGGCAGTTGAGGTGGGAATCTGGCTGCTGATAGGAACAGCAGCACTAACAATTGGAGGGCGTTTGTTCATCAAGAACATGACGTGCTGGGAGACGGGCGACGACCATGAGTTTGCCCGCTGGATGACGGGGATGGGATTATCCATAGTCGGCTATATAGCCACCCTAACAAACCTTTTTCGACTTCCAACGCTCCTAATCAACCCAGAGTGGTGGGCGATTCGAGAGATTCTCCGACTCCTGGGATGATAAACCACAAGCAAAGCGTCGCGGAGCACGCCCTAGCGGTGGCGGAGAGGGAGAGGAAAGACAAAGCTAACTATGCACGATGGATGGGAAGAGCCATCTTAAAAGACTTCTCCAGAATGGTTGAAACAGATGGTTTAGATGCGGCTAATGCGTTCTTTACCCCAACACTTGTACAAACTAGAGCGAAGGTGCTGGGAGTTCAAAAGGAGTTCTTGTACTTGACGGAGGAGATAGTCGAGCAAGGGAGAAATCATGATTAACATTGACCCGAAATCGTGGCACGCAAGACTGTACCTTTGGTATCTGAAGGAGAGCGGCAGTATGCGCGCTCGTCGGGCGTTGCAGGGGACTTACCTGTGTCCGTACATGAGGACGCTACTAATCTGGCTCCCACTCTTCATAGTTCTGGGGCTGCCCCTCAGATTCACCTTTTGGGCGTTGTACGTCACGTTTTGGGGAAAAGCGGATTGGCATTTCAGACCGCGTTGGGTCGGGTTGGGCCTGCTGATTGGAGCACCACTCTTGATTCCCCCCACTTGGCAATACCAGGACGGTTGGGCGTGGTGGTCGGATGTGGCTTGGGGGTTCGGAACCATGTACGTCCTTCTTCTACTAATTCTTTCCGTAGCTGGTATCCTTGTACTACTACTAATACCCATCATGCACCTAGTAGATATGTATGGGGGTAAGCAGGGCGTCTATAGAGACGCACGAGTGGTTAGGAGAGCAACTAAGATTCTTGCAAAGCCAGTTACCGTTCCAACAGTGGGTTTTGCGCGCCTCCTCTACAAATACTACCAGACGTTCCACACGAAGATTTGTCCCAGGGTGCAGTTTATGGAGCCGGAGGCTTGGGAGGAGGAATGACACTAGCCGGAAGAGAGCAAAGAAAGCACGACAAGCGTGTGCGGGCGGAAGTGTTGGCGGCGTGTATCAAGGCCATCCAAGGAATGAAACGTGAGGACGAATCAGAATTACACGATGATAATTGGGATGCTACATATAATCGGGCGGTTAGAGATTGTGGTCGCATCGTCCAGAAACTCCAACCCGCCGCCGCTGACCTGGAAGAGTTGCTGCGGAAGAATCGGCTGGATGAAGCAAAGTGGTGGCACAATGACGGCTATCCTTATCACGAGCTTTCCAAATGTCTGTGCCTAGCCTGTAGGCGCGTCAACGAGCTAGAGAAGGCCTGTGCCACTGAGGGGAAGGGATGACCAAAACCAAAGTCTTTGTGTACGGAACGCTGAAGAAGGGTGGGCACTTCCATGAGGTCCTCCAAGACTCCCGCTTCATAGGCGAAGGAGCGGTAGAGGGACAACTTTACAACTTGGGAGCCTTTCCGGGATTGGTGCAGGGGGAGGGAGAAGTAAAAGGGGAACTCTACGAGCTAGCAGCGGGAGTTAGCTTAGAATGCCTTGACCATCTTGAGGGATTCTTCACAGAGAGTCCACACAAGTCCCTCTTTGTGCGAAAGCAACGGAACATCGAA